TTAGTGCACGAGAGCATAAGTCAGCCTAACTTTCACTTCACGACCGACGACTTCATACTGATTCATTTCAAAATCAGCCCTATTACTTGCCAGAAGGCGCAACTTGGAAATCCCACTTCTCTTATCATATAAATTGGCATCTTGAAAATCTGCAGCTTTTCGTCTTTCTATCTCCGCAGAGACGCGCAACGGATCATCAGATGGCTTTATTGATGAGGAAATCTCGACATGCAACTGCTTATTCTTTCCAGTAACTATCTCAAATTTTCTTCGTAACGGACAAGATCTATCAGCATGCTTTGCAGCATTACCAACGACAATAGCGAAAGAGTCATACAGAAGATGATAAAAATCCCCCACAAGTTCGATTTCTTCTTTGCTATCATCGGCCACTTGAGGATCGAAATCAGGAATCATGTCTTTGACTTCAGCAACAGTTGCAGCAAAAAGCAATGAGACCGAGGCTTTGGGAGCTACGATAGACGGACGCTTAAACCAATCAAACATAGCCGCCAGCTTACGATCAATGGAAAGCTCTAATTCCCGCCGGAATGCGTCAGCCAGCCTCGCATCTACCCCAGCCGCGGCTGGCACAAGCTCTTCATTCAAAAAAACCTCATTCTTCAAGGGTTGCTGCTGAGACCTTAGATAGCGTGTCACTGCAACTAAATCAATCTCTGCAAGGCGCCAACAGTAATCGATAATCACTTTATCGAGACCTGCAACCGAGGTTGTTTCTTCATAATTATTACTGATATTCTTTACAGCGGCAGCCAAAACTTCATGTTTGTTTGGACCATACATTTCGGGCGTTAATACCCCCAATGGCTTTGACTTAGAATGAACATGCAGACGATCAACAATAATAGCTTCAACAGTTTTATTATATTTATCTTTCCAAATACTCCACTTCTCTGCAAACTGCTGGTTTTTAAAAAGAATCTTATACTTTTCTTGTTGTTCTATTTGATTAACAACATTGGAGTACAAATGACCATGGAATGTTCCATGCCGAATTCTACGGCCAATGTATGACGCAATTCCAAATACAGCATTAGAACAGAATGCGCTATAACACTGCGTCATTACTAATGAAAGAACTGTTTCATCGCAATTAACGGCCACACCTTTTTTTCCAGACCCAGTTGAGGTGAGCGCGTTATTCAACTCAAGCATCATTTCATCTTCTATCCATGAAGTGAAACGAGATGGATCAACGTAAATTCTATGATCATCAATCTCATTACGTACTCGATTTATTTGATGATCTATTCTTACAGTACGAGCCCGCTGAAGATAATGATCATCTTTTTTAAAATCCGCCATCCACTCATGGAGTGATGCGCGAATCTCAGGAATATCTGCACGATGGGGTGCAACCTTGTTTAATTTTGCCAAAAAATCCTCTGTAGCAATATCGTAAATATACTCAGCAACATAAGGATAATCACGTTCATACGATTCAACAAGCTTCACGAGAGAGTTATTATGATACTTAAACGCAAACTCTTCTAGGATCTTTCTTAGAAAGAAATGATCATGCTCGTTCTTACTGCGTTTAGCAAGCAACAACAATAATATTAACTTTACCAATCCATCCTTAGCTAATTTTGCAGCAGTTCGCACTGCTTTAGTGGGAACAGTACGTGCTAAATCGCGTGTGCGCCCCATAAGAATAAGCAGATCCTCTTTCTCAAAACCAATTTGGCCATCGGACTCCGTAAGCCAATAGTTAAATAAAGCAGATCTTGTCGTATAGCCAGACAGCTCCAATCTCGAAAGCGACTGAAAATTGTGATTTGTAAATGCTTCTTGACCAATTAAGTCATGCAATTTTATTCCGCCAACCCAGCTTTCGAGCATCTCTTTTAACTTAGGCGGCAAAACCTCTGCTTCTTCACGAGATGCGTCTTGATATGTATCGACCAGCAGTCGATACTTGCAAACAGCTTCGTACTCCAGCCATGCACTTGATTGTTTAAAGAACGCATACTCGCTCTCTTCATCTTCAGCATCATAAGTCGAAACCAAAGATTCAAATAAAGCATTACAACCTATTTTCTGGGAAATTTCATTCAACGATGGATAAAAACCAATATCAAACAAATGCGCGTTGAACTTCAACAAAATAACAGCATCAATTAAAGAACAGCGTTCAACTTCAGAAAGAAATCTGACGAAATCTTGTTTCGATGTTGAAAATGGCTGAACAGCTATTCTTGAAAGAGTGCGCGAGTATCTATTTATAGCACCACGATCAGGGATATTCTGAATTGAACGCTTTATTGTAAGTATATTTTGATCAACCGAATAAGCGTGAATTAACGAAGAAACAACCACTCCTTTAATACCAGCTTGCTGTACTAATTCTTCGATCCTATCATTAACAGAATCATCAGGAAGATTCTCCCGAATCAGAATTATCCGCCGCAAGAGAGCGTGACTCCAGCCATCTTCCTCTATCGTTCTATCAATTTCATCGATGCACTCGCCTATTTTTTTTTCAGCATATAAAGTATCTATCGCGTGCATAGAGTTGGCAAGCCGTAGAAGCCTATTTTTATTATTAAGCGCTAGCGATTCAATGTTATCAAGTAGTTGCTCTAAATCTAGCTCCCTAAAAACCCGAAAATTATCGGCAAAAGGTGGATTTGGAGGAAATGGATTTGAGAATCTTACCGCCTTCACAGGCGCGGGACTTCTGAGAACTCTCTCCATCGCTTCAGATTGGTCTTTTCCTAGTTTCCCTCGGAGTTGTGCCAAACTGCCTATAGCATTCGAACTCCCATTTCCAAGAATGGATCGAAGCTTATTTCTTGCTTTTTTATTTAACCGCTTAAGATCCTCAAATCTACGCATAAAGCCTCTTCAGATTTATTAAACTACATCAAGTTTGAAGAAAAAAATAAGCAGATAACAATCCACCTATTATAAATTTACAAGAAATATCACAACTTGTCCAGATTTTGATATAAGTCCAAGTTCGAATCCATATGAAGTAAGCATTTGCTACCACTCAACCTTCATTGATTTTCACAAATGGGATATCTCTAGCATTTCTCGAAATAAATTCGGAAAGAGTGATGCGTCAAGGATCCAAATCGCAAAAATGACCGGGGCCTTGAAAGTAGATTCCATCATGACCAATTACGTCGCGACAAGACGCCAATTCGAAAAGCTAGCCGACCGGCTATTGCAAACGCTCTATCAACACCCTGTCCACGAGCAATTGCACATTCAGGGCGTTGACTTGTGCGTCTCGGCGCTCGACCATTCCGACAAGTTGGCCAACCACGCCCGCGCCTCCTGCAGCAAGGGCAGCGAGTCGCTGGTGCTGATCTGCGAGATCTCGGCAGGCAGCGGCGTCACCGGCAAGCTGGGCGTTGCGGGTAGCCGCGCCGCGGATGTCGTGCTGCAGGCCTGCAATACGGGCAGCATCAGCAGTGCGGCCAGCCTCCAGGCGGGCCATTTCTTGCGTGTAGTCATGGGTGTTTTCCTGTTGGGCAGTGCTGTGCTCAACTACGGCCTCTGCTTTCTTCTCGAAGGCTGCTTGCGCTTGCTGGGAAAATTCAGCAGCCTGCTTTGACTGAGCGGCCTCAACCTTAGCCAGCCGCTGGGTCTGAGCCGCCAGCAGCAGGGCAAGGGCCAAGGCCAGCCAGGGCCAGATGCGGGATGCGCCGGTCATCCCAGGCCCGCCTCGCATAGTTGGCGCTCTGCCGCGCGGCGCTTGACCAGGCCGGGCAGTTCCTTGCCGCTGGCATAAGTCCAGCGGCTCAGCTCGGCACAGGCCCCGTCAATGTCGCCAGCATTGGCCTTGCGCACCAGCGTGCTGCGGCAGAAGGCGTCATCCCCCACATTGAAGGCAAAGCTCAGGAATGCCGCCCGCTGGCCGTCCGTCAGCGGCGCGGTGATGCAGCTCAAGGCGTCGGCATGCTTGGCCAAGTCCTTGTAGAGCATTTCCTCACACTGCTGGCGGGTGTAGGTCTGGCCCATCTTGAGCTCTGGGCCAGTGTGGCCCGTGCAGGCTGTGACGATGCCCACCGGGTCGCGGTAGCTGCGCAGCACAGTGCCCTCGTACTTTTGCACCAAGGGCACGGCCAGGACGGCGGCAGCGCCGCCGATGGTTGCAATGAGTTTTGCTTTCCAGTTCATCGATTCACTCCCGCTTTGACAGCCGTCCAAAAGCCAACACAAGCACCACCAAACATGACAATTGCGGCAAGCGGTTTTGCCACCTTGCCCACCCAGTTCAGCACCTTGAATGCACCTTTCATGGCAGTGAAGAACTCCAGCATTTCGGCCAGTTGCTGCTTGAGCTCCTGCAGCTCCTGGCGTTCCTCCTGTAGCCCCTGGGCTACCGTCTTCAGATCTCGCTCAATGGCGGCCATGCGTTCACTCCCCTTGTCCAATCGTTCATTGAGTTGCTGTCGCGTCGTCGCAGGCAGCTCGTCGCCGTAGTCATCCACCATTCCCTCTCCTTTCAGATTTCGCTTGTCAAACCTCGATCAGCACATAAGTCATCTCGGGTGCAGAGCCCGCAACTTCTCCCCCTTTCACATACACACGAGAGCCGTTTGACTTCCCCAACGGGTTGCGCACGCGCAGCAGGCCTGCGGCGCCTTCGAGCGCGACCAGCGCCGTGCCATCGGCAAACACGGCGCTGACCTGCCCGGTCATGACAGGGTCGTCGGGGAGCAGAGCCTTGAGGCGCTTGTAGAGGTTGGTCGTCATGCGGCAACCCTTTCAACGGTGACCTGCTGACGCACGCGGGGCATGGATGCGCTGACGCTGACGCCGCGCACCAAGCCGCGCCAGGTGCCGTCGGTGTCGGCCACCTCCAGCAGCTGGCCGGGGTTCAAGATGCCGGGGTTGGTGCCGCCCGTGAGCACGGGCATGCTGATGCTGTGCTGCAGCTTGTTGCCGCTGGCCGCAAGCGCCCAGCTGCCGCGCATGCGGGCGGCGTCGGCGTGGGTGATGAGGTCGTCTTGAATCTGCGGTGCCAGCTTGTCGCGTGCACTGAGGCTGCGCACCACATGGCCCAGCACGCCGCCGACGCTGCCGCCGGCGACATAGATGGCGTTGTATTCAGCACGCGGATCGGGGCGCAGCTCATCAGTGACGATGACGGCCGCAGGCATTTGCACATCGGGCACGGCCGTGCCCCACTCCCACGGCAGCACGGGGTAACGCGGCGCGACGATGAGCTGCTCTGCCGTGCGGTGGCTGCGCACCACGGCATTGACCGAATCGGCCATGCGCAGCACGGCCTGCAGCGGCGTGCCCTGAAAGCTCCAGGCCCCGGCGGGCACCTGCCAATCGGGGATCTGCCAGTCCAGATCAACACCACTGAACTCCAGCGCGCTCACAGCCAGCTGCTGCGCCGTTGCCACCGAAGAAGACAACCAGGCCTGCTTCGGCATATAGGGGTTGCCCAGCATGGCCGTGACGCTGATGCCCTGCACCGCCACGCGGCGGCGGTCAAACGAGCGGCTGCGCGCGGTGCTGGTCACGGCAAATACAAACCGCATGCCGTCAATGCCGACCTGCAGCCGCTGCGGCAGCCCGCCCACGGGCGCGAGTTGGTCGAGCAGATGCTCGGGGCCGTTGGCCGACAGGCTCCAGCAGTAGCTGTCGTCGTCGGCAGCAATGGAAACGTCAGTGAGCACTACGGGCTCAAGGCTCGGCAACAGATGCGCCGTAAGGTGGTGAACTTGCATATAGACGGGCAGCAGTGGAATGACGAACTGAGGTTGCGGCTCTGGCGTGGACTGGCAGCAGTAAAAAACAAGGTCTGCGGAAGTGGCCCAGGATCTGCAGAACAGCAAACCGATGGGGCCGCCCACCAGCTGCTCATAGCAGACAGGCTTCTCTGGCTCAGGCGGTTTGGTTTGAGACTTGCCTGCAGGCGGTCTCATGGCCTGCTGGTAGCGGGCATCAAAGCCCCGGTACAGCGGCACCGATGGGCCTGCGCCCGTAGTGAATAGGTATTGCAGGCCCATCGCATCCTGTGCCATCGCCTCCAGCATGCGGCGACGGTCGCGCAGGCTTTCCTGAAACCGCACGGCCCAACCGGCCCGCACGGGCACGGCATCCTGGGCCGTGGCCTGCAGGCTCACGCGCACGCCCTGGGCCTCTTGCCAGCGGGCCTGGGTTGATGCGCAAGGCAGCGCCCGCGCCTGCTGAAACCACCCCAGCGTAGCCACCCCTTGCCGCTGGCCGTCCTGCCAAGCGATACCAAACTGCTCTTGCATGGGCATGGCGTCTTGCGCGGTCGACACCCAGCCCGCAGGCAGTGCATCCGTGTCTTGCCATCCAGTTACCCAGCCCTGTTCTACAGGCTGCGCCTGCTGGGCATCGGCCACGACCTCAGCGACCACGGGCCGGGGCGTGTCGGTGTTGTAGCGCACGAGCGCACTGCAGCGCAGGCCCGGCATGCGGCCCGCTGCGACCAAATCCTTGCGCACATGCACCAGGGATCTGACCCGCAGACCCGGCATGCGCGCGGCCACGGCCAGCGTTGCATCGGGCACCTGCCCGCCGCCGCCATCGTCGCCGAACACCAGCTCGACCGGGTTGCCGGTCTTGAGGGTGCGGTTAAAGATCAGGTCGACAGCGGCCATCAGTCGATCCTTGTCTCGCCCAGGACGGCCTTGCCACCCGCATAGAGCTGGGTGCCGGTGCTGCCGAGCAGCTTGAAGTGACCCAGGCCTGCCTCATCCGTGACCAGGCCACGCCCGACCAGCTTGCCGTCGCTGGAGCTCCAGACGCCGATAGCGGCCTGCCCACTGGTCAAGATCATGTCACCGCTGCCGCTGGCCTGGGTCAGCACCAGATAGCCCGCCTCGGTGATCTGGCCGCAGGGTTTGGTCAGCGTCAGTGTCACCAGCAGTTGCTCGGCGGCGTCATAGAGGGCGATAGTCGACGCGGCAGGCCCGGAGTCCGCAAAGTTGGCCGTAGCCTGTAGGCGGGCCAGCGCATGGGCCGCAGAGATCTCGAAGGCTGGCAGATCACTCATGCAACCTCCGCGAGCTGGTTATTGGCAACGGTCGAGTACTCCTGCAGCTCGTGGTCCCAGGCAATCACATCCCACTCATAGCGCGTAGAGATCTCGCGGAACTCATAGGAGCCGTCTGCCTTGCTCCAGGTCTCACGGGCCAGGTAGCCGTCGACGCTGCGATGCAGGCGCACGCGCCGGCGCAGCGGCACATTGGCAGGGATCTCTTTACGCCAGACCGTCCCGTAAATGCGGCCCTGGCCGCCGCACTCCACATCGATCAGCTTGGACGGACGATAGCGAACCATGCTCTGCATGCCCTGCTGCAGCGGCACTGCTTCGCTGGGCGACGTAGAGAGCCTGTGAGACCTAAACCCGGGAACGAATGGCGCATGCGTGGAGGCAGGTGCCCAGATACGTGCCCGCGCCAGAAACCCGGATTCTGCCGAGGCCGTCCAGGCAACCCCATAGGCATCCACGGCCGCAGCCTCCATGGCCAGGGCCACAAAGGTAAAGCTCTTGACGGAGCCATTTTTGTTCCTGGCATAGAGCACCCGCGCACTGTTGCCGGTGCCTGCGATGTAAAACTGCCCATCACCCGACAGGGCAATATTGCGCCACTCCGACGCTGCTGCCTGCGTGTCGCGGCTCCAAGAGAGGCCACCGTCCCAGCTGACATAGATCCATCCGGCACGCGCACAGACCGCCAATGCAGAGCCGTTTCTGGAGACAGCGCAGCGGCTCAGAGGTGCAGACGGAACTCCTGAGACATCAGACCAGGTTGCGCCCCCATCAAAGCTGATCGATGGCGAGCTGTTTGCAGCGGTCGCCAACACGATATCGCCCAAGGCCGAAACGCTGACCCCCAGCCAGGCCTTTGCACCGGCTGCGGCGCATATGGCCCAGGTCGCACCTGCGTCCGTCGAGCGCCACAGGCCCCCGCCAGCGGTGCCGTCTGCTGCCAGCAGCGTGCTGCCGTCCCCAGACACAGCGCAGGATTCCCAGCCGCGCGAGCCCGCACCATCCACAGCAGCAAAGGACGCCCCGGCATTGGTGCTCAGGTAGAGCGGCCCGCCATAGTTCGAGAACAGGATGACGCCGCCGTCATCAGAGACCGCCGCGCGCGAGTACTGCAAGCCAGGCGCGCCCGAAGGCCGCGACCATGTAACGCCGAAATCCTTGGACAGATACGGCGACTGGGCATGCGGGGCGCATGCCACGACCCCGCCATAGGCCGAGACACCTGCGCCATAGATGCCGCCTGACGGCCCCGCAGTGAGGCTGGTCAGGTCGCCGCTGATTTTTTCCACATCGGGGGGCGTGCTTTCTCCTGCGCTCAGCACGCCGGCCACCCAAATCGGGCCGCCCCGGTAAATCGAGTCCGCCCCTGCAGCCGCCACCATATAGGCGCACGGCCAGCGGGTCGCATCCGGCCCTCGGAACCGAAAATCAAACAGCTCCACGGGGCTTGCAAAGCCCAGCTCAATATAGAAACCGGGCTGACGCACCGCCGCGCCAGAAAACACGACTTCGGTGGTCGCCCCCGAGATCAGCTCATTGAGCGAGCCCGAGACCGGGGCCACGCTGGCCTGGATCGACGTGGGCAGGACATCGCCCACCGACGCCCAGCCGACGATTTGCTGCAGGGCCAGATCCGCCCCCAGCGTGTCAAGACCGCACAGACGCCAGACCAGGCTTTTCATGGCTGCCTCCAGGGGCCTGTCACGTCCAGAAAGGCCATGCCCTGGCTGCCGCTACTCGGGAGGCCGATTTGAACCGAGAGCAGTTGCTTTCCGGAAAACATGCCCTGCCCTCGCGTGATCGACACATCCGAGCCAAAGCCGGCCAACACTCCTGACTGAGGGCAGTGGTAAGCACCAGGCATGCTGCCGCGAGGCCCTGAGGATGCTGTTGGGCCGTCGTTTAGCAAGATGGCCGAGAGGTGCAGCCCGTTGTCAACAGATGAAGGAAACGCTCCCAGCGTGCCGTCATTGCCGGAGGTGCTGGACGCTCCTCCAAAAACCCGGCGAAGCGCCTGCACAGCACTACCAATACCGTGAGCCATGCGCTTGAGCGTCAAGCCAGCCACAGAACCTGTGCAGAAAACACACCCAATCGTGTTGCTATAGGCGGTGTCGATAATGCCTGTAAGGGCTGCGCTCCAGGCATCTCCGCTTCGAAAGCTGTTGAGATCACCCATGAACTGGGACACCAACGCCGTGTTGCCGCTGCTGGAAGGCGACGAAGCGCTACTGGCACCGATCAGAAAGTAAAAGGCGCGGGAATCGCCTGCAAGCACCCAGTAGGAACTCGCGGTACCGCTGTCCCGCCTGTGCCAGTAGTAGCCTCCTGACACCGTCAACGGAGCAGCGCCGACGCCGTTGTCCACATCCGTCATCGACTCATACATCTGCACTCGGGCGTACCGCACATTGGTGTCGTCCACGCGGTAATAGGTACGGGTCGACGCCGGGTCGGTTTGCCTGTAGACGGCTTTGTTCGTTCCGGCAAAGACTTTTTCCCAACCCAGCGGGGCCATCTTGAAGCTGATGGAGCCGGTGACAGCACCGTCTGCCAGGTCGGTCTTGAACTCCACCCAGCCACTAGCCACAGCCGTTACCTTCTGCTCGCCATTCAAGGCCGAGGGCGTTGCGCCGGTCACCGTGATGACGGCTTGGGCCTCAGCCGCACTCTTGCCGCTGGCAAAGCTCAGGCGGCAGATGCCGTTGCTGATGACTGCCGAATCCACGGCCTTTGCACCCCAGCCATTGACCAGGAACGCATCGAGTGCGCCAATGAGCGAGCCGACCGTGCCGCCAATGGCCGGTGCTCCGGTCATGGAGCTGTATGCGTGCTTGACGCTGGTATCTACAGGGGATGTCATATCTCTCTCCAGGGATTCAGTTGGATTGCGGACGGTTCACATCACCGCGCGCCAGGATGGAAAAGCTGTGCTCGATGCCGGTCTCTGGGCCGGGCTGGATGGTGCGCACGACCCAGAACGGGTAAATGGCCCCCACCGTGTTCATGCGCAGGATGTTTCCCACGGCCCAGCCGGAACCCCAGCCCAGCGGATCGATCGTGAAATACGGTTTGCCCGTGGCCGGGTTGACCGGAGAGCAGACCGCATTGATGTCGCCCGTGGCAATCACGCCTACATGCTCGCCAATCACCCGAAACTGCGTGGTGCTGGTGAACTGCAGCACCCAGCGCTCGGTGCTGCCACCGGCGTTGGTGATCTCTATCGGAGAAACGCTCTGGTCGTACTTGGCTGCAATCCCCGGCCCACTGGGGGCATCGGCCCAGGCGTTATCGATCCAGGTCTGCTGCTCAAACACCAGGCTCACCCGCGCGAAACGGTCACTTGCCTGCAAGGCGCTGGAGACATAGGTGCCGTCTTTGGGATAGTCATGGGTCAACGCCCGGTTAAAGGTGATCTCTCCCGAGATCTGAACATCCGTGGCAACAGCCATGTCCTCGATCCGGTCCTCGATCGTCACCGGCATGGTCATTGCGGACACATCGGTAAAGGTGACCAGGCCGGCCTCCAGATCCACGGAATAGCCGGTATTCAGGGTCTTGCCATTCGCATCGCGCACCACCACCCGCGACAGACGCACGCGGGCCAGATTGACGGTCATGTTGTTGCCGACGTTGAGCTGGGCGCTGGTCTTGGTGTGCCCCACCACGCACAGCGTGCCAGGCCGGAAGATAGGCACCTTGCCGTCACTGGGCAGGCGCACCGGGTCGATGCCGATGATGTCGGCATTCATGGGCAGATAGGCATAGGCCACCGCCGTGTAGCGCAAGGCGCTGGCAACCACGGGCTGGGGCTTGAAGATCTTGCCGTCCGGCTGCACATTGGCCGCGTCATACCAGGGCTCGGCCTCATTGCCTGCGGCCACGACCAGGGCACCGAAGCCCAGGCGCACCAGGCCAGTTTCATAGTCCACCGTGCCGACCACGCCGGGGGCCGTGATGGTGCCGTCAATGCCTGCACTAACGTTCTGTGAGCCTCCCGAAGCTCTGGGCACCTGCACCGTGAGGGAGCCGGGGCGCAGGGGAGCAGCCGCCGTGCGAAACACATAGGCGCTGCTGATGGCATCGCCCAAGGTGGTGACGCAGCCTGCACGGCGCAGTGTGTTGGCATTGCCAGGCGTCCACGAGGTCAGGCCCACACGGCCCGTGGCGTAGTTGATGCTGCCGCGCGTCACAAAGCCGCCCGAGGTCAGCACTCGCAGCACACCCCTGCCGTCATCGCTCCAGGGCTGACCGCTGGAGGGCATGAGCACGACCGAGCCAGGAACCACTGGGGCCTGCACGCCTGTGACCAGGTCAAACTCGGGCGCAAACGTGACCTGCAGCGTGCGGCGTGTGGCGCTGCCCGTGGTGCGAAACCGGATCTTGACGTAGCCGCTTTCGTCATTGGGGTAGATCGAGGGCGCGCTCAAGTACTCGATGCCCTCATAGTTGAGGCGGTACTGCGCCGCCTCGCCATTGAAGCCGCCGCCGCTGACCTGGCTGGATGAATAGACCGGCTTGGGGATCTTGATCGTGACGTCTGGCATGAAGTCGATTGCGCCGGTCGCATAGGTCACAGTGCCGACCTGCGCACCGTTGAGCATCAACTTGCCAGCGCCGTCATCGCGGGCGATCTGGGTCGGGTCGACCAGCGTCACGCCCATTTCCTTGAGCTGGTCGCGGGTGTAGAGGCCGAGCACGCTCTGGTCGGTCAGCGTGTTCCACTCGACTTCGACCGTATAGGGCACCAGCGCCCCCTGTCCTGCCGAGACCGCCAGGCGGCCCTGGCCGTTGCGCGAGGGGTGCTGCAGATTGACCTCGACCGCCGGGGCCGTGTCGACCGTGACATCGAGCACCGTGCCCACGGCGGGCAGCAGCCTGGGTGCAAACAGCACCTCGGAGCGACCTACCCGCACTTCGCCCGTGGCATCGCCCTGGAGCTGCCAGGCGCTTGTCGCGGTGGCCGTTCGCTGGTTCGTTCCATCCATCCAGGTCATGGAGAAAGCGCCGGGATAGAGCGCCTGGCCCGCAGGCAGAGACAGGGCGATGGTCTGGCTGATCAGCAAGTCAACGGCAGGCTGCACGGTTTCCTGCGTCGGCACGCCCCAATGCTGGACGATGGAGCTGCCCACATCGGGCAAGGCCCCTAGCGTGACGACAAAGCTGCCGGTCTCGGCGCTATAGGTGCCTGCGCCATAGCTGGAGTCGGTACCGCGCAGCGTGCCGTCGCCCGAGTCCGAGAGCACATACCAGCGCCCCTGTGCCCGGTAGCTGAAGCTCAGCGTGCCGCGCGCGGGCAGCGGCGTGATGAAGCCGGTATAGCTCTGGCTGCGGTTTTCCGCCGTGATGCGGATCTCGCTGGACTGCGGCACGCGCTGCATATAGGCGGCAGGCCGGTAACTGATGGTCTTGGTGCCGTCATAGCTTCCCGAGCTGGACGTAACGATGCCGTTCGCATAGTCCACCAGCCCGATCTGCTGGGTGCCCGACATCAGAATGCCGCCCTTGTCGGTGAAGGTGACGCCGCCCACCACGATGGAGAGCGAACCAGGCAGGCACCCACCTGGCAGGGCCAGGCTGGTGGTGGTGTTCCAGGTCTGTGTGGTGCTGAAGGTCACGGCCTCAGCGGCAGAGACCGGGAAGCCTGCCGCCGCATAGGGAATGGTGGCCAGGATGGGCGTCTCGCTCTGGGCCGAGGGCACGATCTGGGTCATGATCGTCTTGGCGATGATGGTGAAGTCGCCCAGAGCCGCAGCCTTCTGCAAAGGCGTCACGCCCACATAGCTGCCCGCATCAGCCACCACCGTATCGCGCAAGCGGGCGCTATTGGCCAGGCGCGTGAACTGACGGCTTGCCGGCGAGCCAGTGAATCCGTAACGCAGCGCATCCGAGATCTCGACAGAGACAATCAACGCCTTGTAGTCTTTGTCGGTGTCGTAGGTAAAAGTCAGTTCTTTGCTGGTCACGCGAATGGCGCGGACATACTGCATTTGCTCGTTCACCAGCCCCTCATTGCCTACCAGCACCAAGGTCTTGCCCACGGCAGGCAGATCGGTACCGGGGCGCTGGAAGATCTGAATGACGCGCTGGCCCTGGATGTGATCCTCATAGAGATAGCCCGCCCACTCCGGCCCCTTGTTGAGGTAGGCCTCCAGCCTGGCCTGCGCCTGGGCACGGGTGTCATAGACCCCGCCCGTCGCAAACAGGGTGATGGAGATATTGGGATCTTCAGGAGGCTTTGCCACGATGACGTTGCTGCCCTGGTAGGTGTCGCGGTCTTCGGTGTCCACAACCACACTCAGCTGACGCATATTGGCGCGGCCCAGGGCACGATCCATCTCGGAGACGTCGGGCATGATGGCGTTCTCTTGTCCGGACTCGATCACGACGTTGGACGGCCCGCCGCCGCCCTCGGGTACATCGTCCATGACGCGGCTAGCTCGCAGCTGGATGTCGCCTTGCAAAATGGGCATTGTTCTTCTCGCTTAAACAGTGATCAGCCGCAGCGTGGCGACATAGGGATGGGTTGCGGCAGGCAGCTCAGGCCGGGAGATGGGCGTGGCGGCAATCGGGTCGTCTGCCGCAAACTGCACGGTGAACTCACGGCCATCAGCCAGCTTCAGCGAGTACTGCGCGTCGGGCACATTGGCCAGGCCCTGCACGGTCAGCAGCGTTGCGCGACGAATCCAGCCCTGGTCTTCCACGGCCTGCAGGGTGATGGGGCGGCCCTCGATACGGGCAGCGGCATCGATGATCTGGGCACCGGTAATGCCGCGTTCGACCGTTTTCTGCACAGCCGACCAATTGAATTCATCCACCCACAACATGCCGCGCGGCAGCTCGATGCCCGCAAGAAAATGACCAGCCATCAGTGCACACCCCCAGACAAATTGGCATCACGCTCCAGCGCCGTCATCAACTGCTGCATCTCTGAGCTGCCTGCTGCGTCCGTACCCACGTTGTATTGACGACCGCCAATCACGACCTCGTGCCTGTGGGTGATGACGGATTGGGGAGCGGCAGGGGCCGCAACAGGGGCAGGCGCCCGAGGCACTGAGCCGGGGACGCTCACCTTGCGCTCAGCCTCCTGCTTGGGACGGGCATTGGCGGCGGCCTGCTGCAGATCGATGGCCCTGCCCGCCTGCGTGACGGCAAACTGGGTCAGGTCATATTGATAGTTGCCCAGCGCGCCGCTGCTCTTGACCGAGAAAGGGTTGTCCTGCGCATACTGGGCCTGCCATTGCTTCCACCAGGCATCGAGCTCTTGCCGGGTTTGGAACTGTGGCACCAGGCTCAGCGGCCCAGAGTTCTGCTGCATGATGCTTGGCGAACCCTTGATATTGGCATTGCGCACAGCCAGCGAGCCACCGGCCAACACATCCATTGGTGAAAGACCATTGCCCAATGCCTGCCGTTCATCGGCTGTCGGGGGCCGCCCCAGAACCTCCTCGAAAGACTTGTTTCTGATTGACCCACCGCCCCCACCCGTGCCATAGCCTCCAGGCCGATCATCACCATGGCGGTCGTTGAATCTATCCAGCTCTTTGCCTGCGCCACGCACTGACTTGCTAAGGTCATTGAACCCTGTCGACATCGACGCTGTAGCTCTACGTGTGGCACGGTCGGTGTTGACAATGGCTTTGCCTGCCTCATCCAGCTCCACAACATAGCCTTTGACCGCAGCTTGAGTCTTGAGCCATTCAGGTGCAATGCCGCCATTGGCCGCTATGACCTTGTCTGCCATAGCCTTCCAGGCCTCCGCAATACGCATGGGCGGTTGCTGACCATCTTTCTCCAATTGATCAAACGCTGCACGCGCCTGCATAGCCATGCGCTGCAGATCCTCGTTCGTGGTCATGCCCAGGTCTTTGTAGGCCTGCTCCAGCAATGCGGTGGACTTAGCCGCATCCTCTGCCGTACCTGCAGCAGCACGTTGTGCCTTGGCAATTTCCTGCAGCTTGCGCCCAGCGGCATCCAGATTGCCACTGGCAATCAGTTGCTGATATTCGACCCTGAGCTGCTTGAGGTTCTCGGCCGCAATGCGGTCGGCCTCGGCCTTGGCGGCAGCCTCCTTGGCTGCTTTAGCGGCGGCCTTGCCCGTGGCCTCGATGCCGGCAGCCACTGCTTCGATAGAGGGAGCAGCCTCTGCAGCAGCATTGCCGACCGCTGCCACTTCCCCCGTCAAGCCACCCCAGACATCTCGCGCCATCTGTGCGCCATCAGCCATGCCCTGCAGGGACTCTTCGGCCTTGGCCTTAAGGGCATCGGCAGACGCTGCGAAGGCGCCGGCCATCTCCTGGGCATCAGCCGCAGCCAGGCGGAAGCTCTCGCTCAGGCCCCCAAAGGTGACCGATGCCAGGCCGCTGCGCAGCGCCGCCACGCCCTCCATCACCTTGGAGGCAATCTGCGCAAACGCTGCGCCCAGGCCGTAGATGGCAGTCAGCACGCCATTGACGCCCGCCGTCATCACGCCCCAGGCCAGCTGCACCGTATTGCCCGCATTGGTGGCGTATTGGCCGATGCGCTGCAGCGTCTCGCCCGCCTCACTGGCAAATACCTGCAGGCGCAGCACCACGGCGTCAAAGTTGACGTTGGCTGCAAACGCGCGGAAGAACTTGAGGCCGTTCTCAAAGGCCGTAGCCAGGGCCTGGCCGAAGCGCTCCACAAGGCCGTTATCGACCGCCTTGCGCAGCGCGCCTGTCAGCTCGTCCACGCCTTGGCGCACCACCGGCAGCACGGGCTTGCCCAGCACCTGGGTCACGGTCTCCCACATGCTACTCAGGCCTTTGAGGGAGCCGTTGAGGTTGTCGGCCATGGTCTTGGCCGTAGCCTCGGCACTGCCGCCTGCATCCCGCAGCTTGCCGGTCAGCTCATCCAACGCACCCATGCCCTGGTTGAGCAAGGCACGCAGCGCAGGCCCGGCCTCCAGTCCCACGGCGTTGATAGCCTTCTCACCGTCCTTGCCCTTGTCGGCCAGCTGGTGCAAGGCCTCCTCAAAGTTGGTGGTGACAATGCCTGCAGCACCCAGCTCCTTGCGAAACTTGCTGGTCGGATCGGCAAACTGACTCATGATGGAGTTCAGCGCCGTGCCGGCGCGGCTGGCGTCAATGCCCGCGTCGGCAAACTTGCCGATGATGGCGACCGTGCTCTCCAGGCTCACGCCAAGGGAGTTGGCAACGGGTGCTGCATAGCTCAGCGCCTGGCCCAAGCCTTCCATGCTGGTGTTGGTGGCGTTGGCGCCCTTGGCCAGCACATCGGCCACGCGACCAGCATCCTCAAAGGCCAAGCCCATGCCCATGACGGACTTGGTCACTATCTCACTGGCTGAACCCAGCTCGATATCGCCGGCCTGGGCAGCAGCCAGCACGGCGGGCAGTGCCTTGACAGAGTCACCAGCGCTCAGACCCGCCTTAGCCAGGTTCTCCAGAGCACCAGCCGCCTCCACTGCGGTGTACTTGGTATTGCTGCCCGCCGCCTGGGCGGCCTTGGTCAGCGCGGCCATTTCTGCGGCCGAGCCTTCGGTCGCGGCCTTCACGCGGCTCATGGCCGCTTCAAAGTCTGCCGCGCTCTGCACCACGCCCGCAAACGCCTTGATACCGAAGTAGCCGGCAACCGTCGCGCCCAGCAGCTTCACATTGCGCCCAAGGCGGCTCAGCACCGCAGACGCATCGTCCTTGGCGTTGATCACAATCTGAATGGGCTTGAAGGCCATGGCGTTAGGCTCTGGTGAAAGTGGTTGCTTCGGTTTGCGCTGCAGCCGACGCTTGCTGGCCGCAGTGCAAACCGCCCCGGCAAGCCGGGAGGTCTGGATTAAGGCGTTAGGGAATCAGTGCTGCACGGCCGTCCACATAGACGGCCTCGCCGTTGTCGGGCTTGAGCACTTCCACATCGAAGCCGAACTGGCTGTAGTCCGTGCCGTCCTGAATCAGCGGCAGCTCACCCGTGGGCGACAGCGCTACGCTGGGGAACCACCAGTCACGGTTGGTGCCATGGGCGTTGTCGGCAATCAACTGCAGTGCACCCTTCAGATCCGCGCCATTGCCGGACTTGATCCGCTCCCAGCTGGTATCGGCGGCGGCGTAGCCCACCTCCACTTCAGTCAAGGTGGTGATTGCGCCGCCCTCGACGATCTGCAGCAGGCCCAGGTCGGCATCCACCGTGTAATCAGTGCCCGCTGCAAAGGTCGTGGTGCCGTCCTTGCTTTTGACGGAGACAGCACTCAGCTTGCGTGCGCCCGTGGGGGCCGCTGCGGTCACGCCCAGGCGGTAGATGCCGCCCGGCTCCACCGTGTGCGCCTCGTCGGCCACCGTGGCCGATGCCTGGGTGTGCGTTTCTGCCGTGCCGGACAGAAACATGCGCAGGTTGCTGCCGCTAATGTTGTCGGTGGTGATGGCCGCCTTGCGGGTGATCTCGATCAGGACTTCTTCGTCCTTCTCGCGCAGGCCGCCTTGCGAGCTGTAATGCGGGGCCTTGTCGCCCTCCACACTCAAAGAGAAGGCGGGGCAGTTGCCGAACTGGCGGCCGCCCAGCAAGCGGCCCGCCGCATCGAACGGATAGAAAACAAGGCGTCCACGCGGAATCTGGTATTCCTTCTTGACGCGGGGCAGTGCAGCCATGGCTAGCTCCTATGAAAGATTGAACGGCGCCGGCCTCAGGCGTCCAGCGACTCAAAAACAGAGACGGTGGTGAACTCCACCGCATAGCCGACAAGGCCGGCATCCACAAACTCGGCCTCGCGCACGCCAGCAGCGCGCAGCTCGGACCAGGCCCGCCCGCCGGGCACCGCAGGCCGCCAGCCGTGCAGGCAGCCCACCACCTCCTCCATGGCGGCGTCCAGCTCGGCAGCAGCGGTGTCGCTGCGCCGGTTCACCAGCACGCAGGACCAGCGCGGCTCCAGCTGGGCGGCCTCACGCGACACATCGCCCAGGCCCGCGCCGGACATGCGCACCTCGACGGCCGGCACCTGGGTGCGGTCGCACAGCTGCGACACGCCGCGCACCTGCCAGGAGGCCAGTGCAGTGCGCCCTGCCAGGCGCGTCTTGATGACTTGTTCCAGAAGCAACATGGCGATCAGTTCAGAAAGACGATGGGAAAAGTGGCCCAGCCGCTGGCGTCCTGCACCACCGGCCCGGTGACCTGGCAGGGTTGCCCACCCACCAGCAGGCCGGTGCTGCCTTCGGCAATGCCGGGGGCATCGGCAACGGGCATTGCCACGGTGTGGCGCTCGGCGGTGGCTGCATCGGTCAGAAAGCCTTCCAGCGGCGTGCGGTTGAACACCACGCCAAAGGGCTTGCCGCCTTGCCAGCTGGCCGTGGCGTTAGCCAGCAGCTGGCTCACGCCCTGGTTGATCAGCGCATCCACCTGCGCAAAAGGTGCAGTACTTGCCAGCATGCTCAAGCCTTGCGCTTGGCGCGCTGCAGCATGCCGGGGCGGGTGCATATGAACAGCGGGTAGCTGCGCACCTCGGGGCGCACCCACTCCTGGCGGTCCTTGTCCGTGACCACCATGGCGTACACGTCCTGGCCGGGCGTGTTGACGAAGGGGAAGGACTCGGCCGGCGAGAAGCCGACGCGAAACGCATCCGGCGCACCCACGGGGAAGAACTGGCACTTGTCCGGGTGCACGGCCACGGTGCTGTTGTCGTCGGTGCCGCGGTAGTTGATGAACTGGATGTTGCCGTAGCGAAACGAACCGAAGACCTGGCCCACGTCGTTGCGCAGGTCGCGTGCCTCCTGCTGGTTCAAGTAGGTGCCGCGCGTTTCGGCATTGCCCGTCAGGTCGTCAAAGAAGTTGTCGCCGCACAGGCCCACGGCATAGGTCTGACCGGGCAGCCAGGCGCCATGGCTGGCGCGCATCATGTCGCGAATGAGCGCGTTGCACTGCTTGCGGATCTCGCCGCCTTCGGCCGTGGCGTTGGCCAGGTCGAAGTTGATCTCGGCAGGCTGGGCAATGCCGAACTCTTCATACCAGTCCACCAGCACGGTGCCGTCGGCGTCCAGCACCTTGCCCTGCACTGCGCCCAGGCGCATGTGCTCGTGCGTCAGCTCCACGGCGGCGCGCAGGCCGGTCTTGCCGTTCATGATGTCGGCCAGCTCGTTCTGCACGGCCTGCAGCTCGCTGACGGAGCCGAAGGCACGGATGTTCTGCACCGACGATGCATACAGCGTCTTGCCACGCGCAATGCGCAGGGTGTCGAAGTGGCGCATGCGGCGGCTTTCGCCCTTGCCTTCTTCAATGGGCGCGCCGCGCGGGCTGGTCTTGATGAGGGACAGCACGCCGCCTTTTTCCTCGATCGCCACGGTAGTGGTGCGCGAGCGCTCTGTCGTGAAGATGCCCAGTTGCCCCAGCAACTGCGGCGCATAGGGCGCGGCCTGGATGGCGGTGGACATCGAGGTCATGCTGAATGCCTCATGCGCAAAGATATTGAGATCGGCCATATCGGTAGTCCTTTTTCTCGCGCGGCTTCAGCGCGCAACAATGCCCACGGCGGCCAGTTGGGCCAGGGCAGCGGTTTTCTGGGGTTCGGTCGTGCCTGCGTGCCAGGCCAGCGCATGGGCGGCCACTTCGGCGTCGCGGGCGGTAATCACGCCGGGCTTTTCAGCGGCGGTGGTGTCCACGGCGGCAAACAGCACGGCCACGGCGGTTTGACTGCCGTCGGGCGTGCCGCCTTCGCCGCTGCCATTGGCGGGGTCTACGGCTACGTATCTGCCGGTGGCAGTAACCTTGCCCAGCACAGCGCCGGGCAGCAGGTTTTGCCCCTGCTCGATAGTGACCACTTCGCGCGAGCGGGTGCCGTTGGCCTCGCTGACCAGATAGCAGGCCGTGCCGGGGCCGAGTTCTTGCACTTGCATGGTGTGTGCTCCTATGGGTGGGGGTTGCGTTACGGTGCGGTGCCAAAGGCCTTGCCCCAACCGGCTGCGGCCTGGGTGGCCGCCTGTGCAGAGCCGTCGGGGCTGGCCGCCTCGACGCCCGAGACATTGGGATTGCCCAGCGCCGCCATGGCCTGGGCAAACTGGTTGGTGGCAGCGGGGGCCAAAGCGGCCACGGCAGCCGCCGGTGCGGCATCCAGCACGCCCTGCGCCTGCTCTGCCGTCAGGCCGCCGGCAATGCAGGTCTGCGCCAAGGTCGGGTTGGCTGCGGCGTTGGCATGGCCCAGGATGGCGCCGACGCGCGCACGCTCGGCCTGTGCGCCTTCGGCGCGAGCTTGCTCCAGGCCTTGCGGGGCAGCCGCAACCGCAGCCGGTGCAGCAGGTACAGCAGGTACAGCAGCCGATGTAGCAGGTACAGCAGCCGATGCAGCGACGGGGGCCGCGACAGCCGCCGTGGAAGGTTCGGCAGGCGCAGCCGCCGCCGGTTGAATGGTTTGGGGGTCGCCCATAGAAGCTCCTTGAAGTTGAATTGACATTCCCGCCCCTGCGGGGTAACTGCGAGCGCGGCGCGCAGACAGGTCAGAGATGACGGCGTCAGCCGTGCCAATGCGGTCGGCCAGGCGTGCAGCCACGCCGGCCACGCCCCGGTACACGGCGGCGCGCGTGTCGCGCACGGCCTGCTCATGCATGCCGCGGTGCCTGGCCACGGCCTGCACAAACATCTGGTACAGACCTTCGATGTCCGCCTGCAGGTGCTCGCGCACCGAGTTAGGCAAGGGCTGGTAGGGGTTGCCGTCCACCTTGTGCTCGCCAGCAAAGATGTGGCTCACGTTGATGCCCTCATTGGCCAGCGCGCGGCTGTAGTCCACATGGCGCATCACCACGCCGATAGAGCCCACGTAAGACGTGGTGGTCAGCACCACCTCGTCTGCCGCGCTGGCGGCCAGGTAGGCAGCGCTGGCCACCATGCCGTCGGCCACGGCCACAATGGGCTTGCGCCCGCGCGCGGCGTAGATCCGGTCAGCCAGCTCAAACGCTCCCGAGACTTCACCGCCCGGGCTGTCCAGCACCAGGGCAATGGCATGCACCTCGGGCTGGGCCAGGGCGTCTTCCATGTCGGCGGCCAGGTCGTTGTAGCCAATCAGCAGGCTGCTGTCGGCCTCCAGCCGGGTGCGATGCACCAGGGCGCCCATGGCGCTGATGACGGCCACGCCCTCGTTCACGCGGTAGCCGCGCTCGGTGCGCTCGCCCTTGCGGGTGGTAAACATCTCGGCAGGCAAAGCTGCGCGGGGGCTGATGGCGGCCGCATCGATCTGTAGGCCCTCGGTGCCCAGCAGGCGCTGGCCCAGGCCGGCGATGATGGCGTCCAGCTTTTGCGGGTGCAGCAGCAGCGGGGTGTTGAACAGGCGGTCGGCCAGATGCGGATAGGGTCTGCTCATCTGGCGGTTAATTTGGCGGTTCATGGCGCATCCTTTCGGGCGGGTGCGCCCTCTTCCTTGTCGCTGCCGTTGTCTGCGGTGTTGGCAATCCAGGTGGTGGCACCGGGCTCGGGCAGGCCGTGCTCGCGGCGGCACTCGGCCTCCAGGCGCTGCTGGTGCAGCACCTCTTCCCAGTCCAGGCCCTGCTCGGCACATTCCTGCTCCAGGGTGGAGACACCAATCTCCAGCCGCAGCTTGGCGGCCTGCACTTCCTTGACCGGGTCCACCCAGCCTTTGCCGCCAAACACAAAGCGGCAGCGGGTATAGGCATAGCGGTTGGCGTAAAAGCCGGGCGCGTCGATCACGCCCGCGTTCACCGCCTCTTCCAGCCACAGCTCGTAGATAGGCCGCAGCCATGTGGTGGTCAGCCAGCGGCGGCGGCCGTGAAAGTAGCGCCATGCCTCCAGCAGCGCAGCGCGGGCGCTGCTGTAATTCACGCGGCTGAAGTCTTTGGCAAACAGCTCGTACGGCAGGTTCATGCCTGCGGCAATGCGCCGCTCCACCGCCAGCATGAAGGCCTCGAAGGCCACATTGGGCCTGCCCGGCGCAAACGACTGCAGCCGCGCGCCCACGGGCAGCGGGATCACCGCCCCTGCCTGTAGCTTGCCGATGCTGCGCGACTGAGTGACAGAGTCCTTCCAGACATCGCGCGGGTGCTCGCCAAACAAGGATGACGCCGCCTCCTGGCTCAGATCCGACTCCAGAAACGCCGCCACCAGCGAATTGGCCAGGCTGGCCTGCAGCTCGTTTTGGGCGTACTTGCCCGCCATGTGGAACTCGCGCATCACGGCGCTGACGATGGGCTTGCCCCGGCTCTGGCCCGTGCGCTCCTTGGCGTGCAGGTGCACCACGCGGCGGCGGCCCCAGGGGGTAAAGGCGGGCACGCGCTCCCAGCGGTTCAGGTCCAGCGCTTCGTCGCCGCGCAGGTACAGCGCATCGCCAGGGTGCGCGGCGCGAAAGTGGTAGGCCACGGGCGCGCCCTCGCCGTCCAGCTCCACACCACGGCGAATGCGGGCCATGCCCTCCAGGTACGGCGGGGTCTCCAGCCGGTCGGCCTCGATCACGCTCAGCCGCGTGGCCCAGGGGCTGTCGGGCCGGGGCAGCCATTTGGGGATGGCCACGGCATCGCCGTTCACCATCTCGCCGCCCAGGGCCAGCACCGTCAAGCCCAGCAAATCCAGCGTGCGGGCGGCATCGCAATCCGTCGTATCGGCCCAGCTGCGAAAGTGCGCCTCAACCTTGTTGCCCCACTCGCGGGCCTGCTCGGGCGTCCAGCCCAGCAGGCGGTAGTCGGGCACGGCAGACAGGCGCAGCACCGCGCCCACCACGTTGTCGCGGTGGGTCTGCAGGCCGCCGGCCATCAGCCCGTCATTGCGGGCCAGGTCGCGGGCGCGGCTGGTCAGCGTGCCCAGCTCGGGCAGCAGGTCGGCATCGGCGCTGCCCGCCATGGGCTGCCAGTCGCTCAGGGCCAGGTCGGTGTGCGATGCGCCCTGGTAGGCAGACATGGCCGCCCCGCCCTTGAGCGGCGCTGCGCCCAGCGACGCCGCAAACGACGTGCGGCTGCGGCTTTGGCGGCTTGGTTGGTTCTTGCGGCCCATGCTCACACCAGGTAGATGGGCTTGCGCACGACCTGGCCGCTGCGTTGGGCCAGTTCGGCGTTGATATCGTCAATGGCGCGGCGCAGCTGCGTCGTGTCGGCATTGAACTGCACGGAGCGCGCGCCCACGCCGTCGGTGCTGTGGCTGGCCTGCGTGGGCCCGGTCAGGCGCGCATCGATGGCGGCCAGATAACTGTCGCGCCGGGCGGTGAGCTGTTCGGTGGTGAGGTGGCTGTAAAGACCCATGCGCCGATGGTCGGCGGGCAAGGCGGAACAATCCATGTGAAAGTTTCACAAAATTGCTTCCGCCTTATTGCGGGCTTATGCAGCAATGACATCAACAATTAAATTGATAGCAAAGATAAGATAATAGACACAGAAAACAATATTTCGAGGGAGGGGAAATGGACGACTACTACAAGTTAGCCGCCGCTTATTTCAAGGAGTTCGAGCCAAGAAGCTCGTTTCCAGGACTCAAGAGCTACCACTGGTATCTATCAGGCTCCTTATTCGCCCTTTTTTTGTACTTTGGCTACGAATTCTTCTTTGTAGAAATGCCATCGAACGAGAAGCCTTTCGGGAAGTTCCTTGTTACGGAGTTGGCATTCCTTGTCTCATGCGGATTTATCGCAATCCATCGTTTTAAAGAAACCGTGCGGGCAACTAGTGAGGAAAGCGACATCAAACCAATTGAACGCCTCGGCATTTCCAAGCGAGCGAGGCTCGAGGCCTTATTGAATAAACCGGCTTCCCAGTTCATCACCACGGCCAAAGAGATCATTGAGTTTCGTGACTTAGAGAAAGCATGCCGCTCAAAGGTGGACCAAGAAGATGTATGGAGCAAGATTTACGACCCAGACTCGAAGGCAAGGCTTCTGAGCTTCTTCACCGCATTGTTAGGTCTTGTCGTCGCATTCCTCGGGAAAAATGAAGGCTTCAACCTTGTAGAGGCTCTGAGTGATGATGTCACCTTGTCGCTGATTGCGGCACTGGCGAAGCTCATCCTAATAAGCTTTATTGCCATCATTGGGGCTCGCTTTTTTTTTAGACAGCTGCTTGAGTTCCTCCCCTGGCTCATTTCAACAGTCTTCCCTGCCCTGCATAGCCGGCAGACAACACTTGACTATCTGATTCGAGACCTCATTCAGTACCACCGGATAGAGCCACCTGCTCCGCCACCAGTAGCACAAGCGCCTTCGGAAATACTACCGCCCTCACCTAGACGCGAGCCAGGCCTTGGCGCCCTCATTGCCGCCGTCTGCCTGTCATTGCTCCGCCAGCCTCATTCACCCAGCGACAATGCGGCAGCTGCTACAGCTAAGCAAAACAAGAAACCCCTTTGATTTAGAGACAGAACACTGCAATGCAGCCCATCCAGGACGTACTGAATAATTTCCTCAATAGTCGCGCCGCCAAGGTCGCCAGCAAAACCGGCAGCCCAGACCAGCAAGCCATCCTCGTAGATCTGCCGGCGTTCTTTCGCCAAGTAGTCGGGCAAAAGCGCAACCTCAACGACTTCAAAATAGAAGGCTCTATTGGCAACGGCAACATTGCACGAGTGCCTTGGGTCGGGGTGTTCCATAAGTCCGTCACAACCTCTGCGCAAAACGGCTACTACATCGTTTTGCTATTTGCGCAAGACATGCAGTCGTGCACTCTGAGCCTGAACCAAGGTGTGACGGCATTCGCGAACCAGTACGGCCAGAAGATTGCACAAGCCAAGGTTCGGGAGTACGCCGTGCGCGCAGCGCAATGCTTCCCAACGGCACCAGGCGCCATCCTTGGTCCTATCGACCTGGCCGCGGATGGCGATCTGGGTATGGGATATGAAGCGGCGTCCATTGAAAGCTTCCGGTACGAAGCCAATGGCCTGCCCTCTGCCCAAACCGTTGAGCAGCATCTGCAGCAACTGCTGGAGCATTACGAGCGCCTAATCCAAGTGGCAGGCCCCAGCTTGGAAGCCTTGGTACCTGTGACCGAGCAGGAATATCAAAAAGCCGCACAAGAGGCCGCGGCACCTATCAGCCAGCAACAAGCACCAACTCCACCGCAGGACACGCCCAAAGACAAACCTCCAGCGATCCAAACCTCTGCCGGCAAAGCCTACCCACGCGACCCCAAAGTAGCTGGAGATGCTTTGGCTGCGGCGCAATACCGCTGCGAGGTGGATCCGCTTCACCCCACTTTCACATCCCATGCCAAAAAGCGCCCCTACATTGAGGCCCACCATCTAGTGCCAATGGCGTTGCAGGACCAGTTCCCAACGTCGCTAGACGTAGCGGCTAACGTCGTGGGCCTGTGCCCGCACTGCCACAAGCTTTTGCACCTGGGCCTACCTCAAGACAAAAAGCCGCTGCTGCTCAAACTCTTTGGAGAACGCAGCACACGCCTTACCAAGGTGGGCATCCCCATGGATAGCGCCACCTTGGTGAAACACTACAAAGTCGAGCTCGCGGAAGACGCAGCCTGAGGCGCGCCACTGCCCTCATTGCAGCACTCAAGACGAGAGAAGTATTCAGTTGAAGCGAAGAGGAGGCTTCATGGACAAGTTTTACGAGATCGCAAAGCTGTACTTCGAAGAGTTCGAGGGTGCCCACCTCTACCCCAAGCTGCGAAGTTGGGTTTGGCTACTTTGGTTGGCAGCCCTCGGCTATGCGGGCTACCTGTTTTTCTACCAATCAATGGCCAACCGCATAACCCCCTCGAACTGGGAAACTGTGCTGGCACTTGGATCACTCTTGCTTGCGTATGGCGCTGTACAGGACCATAAAAGCAAGGCCTTGACGCAGAGGAACAATGGGTCACCAAATTTGCAGGCAGCTCGTATCAAAACACTGGAACGACTCACTGGCGCCTCTTCTGGCGAGTTTCTGCAGGTCGCAAACGACCTGACAGCACTGATGCAACTTCGTCAGCAGCATGGGCCGCAGCGGCTTCGGTTGCGCGACTATGTACCCATTCCCTGGCCCAGAGGCCAATTCCTCATGCACGCGCTCACGATCGTTGGTGTTCTGCTCACGGTCATTGGCACCTTCTTCCCTGAGCTGGTCACATTCGTTCGAAGCCACATCACGTTCCAGACGCTAATAATTTGGGGTGTCTGGGTTGCTCTGTTTGCCTTCCTATCCCTTTTCGCCTACCCCCAGACCGTCTACATCTGGCACAACGTCAAAAGCGATTGGAGAAACTGGCGTGCCCGACTACAGAAGGATGGGTTGGGCAACCCAGTACATCTGGAGTACCTGCTTCAACACCTCATCAAATTTCATAACCCGCTGCCAACCAGGCAGCGCACATTGAAAGCAGCGAAGCCCTATCCGCTTAAAAGCCGCCCACCAAGGCGCACACTGCGCTAACACAAAGCCCCTGCCAGCCAACGCCAGCAGGGGCTTTTTCATAGTGACAAAGACTTCAAGCAAAACCAGCCTCTAGCGCTTACCCATCAAGCGCTATTAGCTATCAAAGTTGATTAATTGAAGGTCATCATCAGCGTACCGTGCGGCAGGCTGGGCGCGGGTTGCGTGGAAGGAAGGCCGGGCTTGGCGGCCTGCTTTTCGCGGTGCTGGGCACGTTGGGTGAGGCGCTGAGTACAGGCCGTGGCCAGGGTGGCGAGCTGGGCGTCGGTGGCGGACAGGATCTCGCCGCTGGCAATGCGCTCGGGCAGCGCGGTGAAGGACACGATCATCTGGTCGTCGCCAATGGGCTGGGCATGAGGCACGCTGGGCTGGCCTTCGCGGTCGTAGCCCAGGTTGAGCAGATAGCGGGCGTGGCGCCAGTCGGTGTTGTCTGCGGCCATCACGGCGTCGAACACGGCCTGCGTGACCTGGGCTGCCGCCTGGGTGGCCAGGCGTTGGGCGAGCTGGATGCGCTGCGGATCTTGCGCGGGCTTTTGCAACTCGGCCTCCATACGGTTGAAGGCGGCAATATAGGCCAGCTTCCAGCGCAGCGCCTCTTTGCCGGTAAAGCCCATAGCCAGCAGCATGAAGCCTTCACGGGTCATGCGGTAAGCACTCTCCTCGCGTGCTGCGCCGCTGCCGATTTCAACAACATGAACCATGCGCGCAAAATTGCGCGCATGGTCTTCTGGCATCTCTGCAGTCAAGCTCCGGATGGCGCGCATCACATCACGATGACGTTTGCCAAAGAACTGAGCGACTTGAAGACTTGTGGTGGTGACGGTGCCGTCGTGAATAGAAAGCTCAGGGCGAGCAGCGACGACGGATGCAGAAGAACCGGTAGAGGTGTCAGCCATGGTGAGGCTCCTGTTTATGGACTTTTGAGCCATCACCCTCCCGACCAAGAGAAGGTGGTGGACCGTGCAGGGTTGGTCGACCGGCAACAGGCACCGGCACACCCTCACGGGTGTCCCCACACGGCCCACCGTAAAGCGGAGCCATGTGCGCGCAGACATGCTCTAGAAAGCAAAAAGCCGCAGACCATCTTGTATGGCGCGGCTGCTGCGCCTGTTGTGCCGGGCGACCAAGCCCAGATCACGCTTACGGGCGTGATGTCCACATTCTAACAGTTGAAGAAGCGTCAACAACGCCCTCTTGTTGAACTGCAAAAAAATTGCAGATGAACGACAATGATGGTACAAGGACAGGGTCCTCACTAAGGGGCACACCAAAAGTTATGCTTATCCAATTTTCAGTCTCAAATTTCCGCTCCTTTAGAGAAGAACAAACATTGTCGATGGTGGCTGCACCACGCATAAAAAAGCGTGATAACACTTTCAAGCCCCCTCTAGATGAAAAATTCGCTGACCTATTGAAGGTTGCAGTTATTTATGGACCCAATGCATCAGGAAAGAGCAATTTATTAAAAGCGATGCATGCCCTGATAGGAATTGCAACAAGAGAGCCACGGAACAGCAATAAAAAAATTCCTGTGCAACGTTTCGCTTTCGACCCTTCATTTGAAAACGAGCCCAGCAAATTTGAAGTTCACTTCATTGCAAATAAACTAAGGTATGAATTTATTCTTCATACAAATGAAGATCGAATCATAAAAGAACAACTAACATCGTTCCCTAAAGGGAAAGAGGAAATTCTCTACATTAGAGATTATTCAGAAGAGGAAAGCTCATATCTATATAAATACCCCAGCCTTTTAGATGATGAGTTAACTTTAAAAACCTGGGAAAGGATTACCCCTAAAGATGTCCTTTTTTTATCCCAAATGGTCTCAAATAATGAAAAGCCTCGTCAGGACATCCTTGCAGCCTACACATGGCTCTCAGTAGGTTGGATGTGCCACTTGGATGGTGCTAAACAATATTTTGAAGCCACTAAGAAGATGTTGACTTCTGACTATGATATCTCAGAAAAGGCTAGAGATTTTTATGCTAAAAATCTTACAAAATTTTTACGGGACTTCGATGTTCCTATCTCTTCAATTGAATATGTTGAAAAAGATCGCACAGAAATAAATAAAAATAACACTATTGCGTCATCAAATGAGACACCTGCTAAAAGAGAAATATTATTCACCCATGATACTAACCTTGGGAAATATCGAATTAATTTTGAGGATCAGTCTGACGGAACGCAAAGTTTGGTTTCCTTCTGGATACCATGGATGCATACACAAACTCGGGAAGAAGGCATTCGCTCAAGCACTTTAATTGTTGATGAGCTCGATAGCAGCCTACATCCACTTATCGTCGAATCTCTCGTAAAAAAGCATATTAGCAAAGATAATTCTACTTCACAGTTAATATTCACAACCCATGACACTCATCTAATGAATAGCAAAATTCTAAGAAGAGATCAAATATGGATCACAGACAGAGACAGTAACGGAGCCACTAACTTATCCTCTGTGCACGATTACGAAGGACGGGAAGGTGAGGATATAGAAAAAAGATACTACGAGGGAAGGTACAAAGGCCTGCCTCATCGGAGGAGCTAATCTGATGGCAAGAGATTTCACTAGAAAAAGAGGGGTCAAGAAAGCTCGCCCTCGAGTGTTAGTTCTTTGCGAGGACTCCGTGTCCTCGTTGAACTACCTTGAAGAAGCGTCTCAGAAATTCAGAGCTAATGCAGCCGTAAAAATATCGCACCCAGGGAAAACAAATCCTCTCGGAATTGTTGAGTTTGCGGTAAAAGAGAAGAGCAACTATGAATATATCTATTGCGTATTAGACAGGGATGAGCATGAAAAATGGGAAGAATCTCATACCCTGGCAAATATTCATGGCATAAAAATAATTTCTTCTTATCCATGCTATGAATTTTGGCTAATGCTTCATTTCAAATACAGCAGAAAATCATATATGCGTCAAGGAGATAAATCTCCCGCCGATGCATTATCAGCTGATTTAAAAAAAATTGATGAATTTAAAGAATATAAAAAAGGAGAAAGCAAAGGCCTTTTTTACAAACTAGAAGACAAGCTTGCTACGGCTACGAAACACGCCAATCGTTGCCTAAAAGAGATCGCCAAAGATCCTGAAGCATTAAACCCAAGCACCACTATTCATCATCTTCTGAATGATTTTGAAAAAATTGGATCTCAAGCTTAGTGAAATTATATAAAATCCTTCATGCACCCAAACCATTCGAAATGGTTAGGTGCATTTTTTGTTTATATTAATTTTTTCAGACATTACCTTCCTGAAGAATCTGCCTCACTCTTCTCGGACTCAAACCATATTTGTTTGCCAGTTGAACGGCATTACATCCATCAAAGCTAGCGCGAATTTCTTCCACCACCCGCTTGCGATCAACAGCGCGCTGCCCTGGCACATACACCTGCACCCCACCCAGCCGCTGCACATAGCGGCGCACCAGCTCTTCCGTCAAATCCTCCACCCGCTCCACGCCATGGCATAGCGCGGCGGCGGCCAGTTCTTCGCGCAGCACGGCGATGGGGTCCAGCTTGTTATGGCTGGATACCGAAGGGGTAGTGGTTGCGTCTTTTTCGTTCATTGTTTTGATAGCTGGTTGCGCTTGTGGTGCCTGCGTTTGCATTGGTTTTTATTAATAAAGGCTGATGGGGCTGAAGAGCTCTTCGTCCGCCAGTTGGCGTGACGGGCTGGGCCGTGCTAGCGTGCGTGGCGGCGCTGCTTCATCGCCCTTCTGCTGAGGCTGGGCGGCCTGGGCCGGGGCGGTGTTGAAGAGGTCTTGCGGGGGCTGCACGGTTTGCTCCAGCTGCAGCCAGCGGGCCTCGGGCCATTTGTGCACGCCAAGGCACATGGCGGCGTGCAGTGCGTAGTTGCGGCAGTCCAGCACCTCATTGCGCGGCCTGCGCTTGACCCAGCGGTACACGTCCTTGCCGTTGACCTTAGCCAGCACGCGCTGCTCTGCAGTGAGCTGTTCGTACCATTCGCGCGGCAGCTTCTGGCTGGTGTGCACGTAGCCGGGGCCGGGCTTATCAATGGCGAGCTGGCCCAGCAGCAGGTCTTTGGCACTGTCCACCCCCACCAGCCAGAGCTTGATGCCATGCGATATCTTGCGGCCGCGGTAGTTGACCTCTTGCAGGCTGCTGGGGCCGACGATGTTGCGGTTGTCGTTGTTGTCACCCTTGATGGCGCGCAGGCCGGCAAGCTGCCCTTGCGCGCTGCGCACCCAGTTGTAGACGGCCTGGGTCTGGTCGGACGAGTCGATGCTGATGGCAGACAAACCCAGGCTGCCGCCATGCCAGGCCTGCACGTAGCGCTGCTGCAGGTATTGGGTGACAGGCTCCCAGTCGGCCTCGCTGGCGGGGTTGCCCTGGATGACCTGGTGGGCAATGGCCCAACTTTCCAGCCCGCGGCCCCAGGCCCAGATGGCGATCTCCCACCGGTCGCGCTGCACGTCGACCCCGGCGGTGAGCAGCAGCGCGCCGGCGGGCACGCGGCCCAGGGGGTAGTCTTCGGCCCGGGCCTGCAGGGCGTGTTCGTCGCTGCTGTCGCCTTTGAGCTCCCAGGTTTCGCCCAGGGTTTCGTTGGTGAAGCCGGTCATGGGCGCCACGTCGCCCGCCTGCAGGGCGCGGTGGGCCTTCTCGAACTCATCGACGATGCTGACCCAAGTGCGCTGTGGGCTGTAGGCAGCCCAGACATGCACGCCCAGGGTGCGCGGCGGGCGGCAGGGCTGGCCTGCCGCATCGCGCCAGATGCGGTCTGCGCCGTAGCGGCGGCCGGTCTTTTTGCAGACCCAGGTGCCGGTGAGCGGCCAGCCGCCGGGCAGGTAGTCGGCCTGGGTGATGCTCTCCAGGCAGTGGGGGCAGACGTGGTGCACGCTGGCGGGCTGGCCTTTGACCCACTTGAAGCCGTAGGGCAGCTCTTTGCTGCCCCAGACGAGCGGGTGCTCCGCGCCGCAGCGCGGGCATTCGATGTGGTACTGGACGTAAGCGTCGGATTCTTCGCAGGCGCGCTCTACATGGCACATGCCTTTGACGCGGGGCGTGCTGCCGCCAACGAACTTGGGGTATGGCGCGCCCTCCAGTCGGCCCTTGGCCAGGCTGCCGGGGTCGCCGGATTTCTCGATGCTCTGGTCGAAGGCGCTCCATTCGTCGAGGATGGAGACGGCCACGGTGATGCGGCGGTAGGCCCGCGCAGCCTTGCCGCCCAGCAGGTGCAGCACGCTGTCGCGGAAGGGCTTGTATTTGATGGTGTCCTCCACCCCCTTGCCCTGGCGGCGCGCGGCCTGGACGGCGGCCACGCCGTCGAGCACGGGCTCGATCTCGCTTTTGACGTAGCTGTCGCGGTCGTCGTCGGTGGGCTGCCACAGCGCCTGTTTGCGGCGGCGGTGGGCGATGTTGTAGGCGACGAAGGCGGTGATCATCTTGGTATAGCCCACGCGCTTGCTCTTTTTGACGGCCAGCTCTTCGATGCGGTCGTCGCTCATGAAGTCGAGAATGCCGAGCTGGAAGGGCCAGCCGACCCAGCCGCCCTTTTGGTGACTGGATTCGCCAGCCAGCAGAAAGTGCTCTGCCGCCCATTCGCTGAGGGTTTGGGGTGCATCGGCCCGCAGGCTGGACAGGCCCAGCGCGGCTGCGGCCTGGATGGCGGCCATGGCTTCGGGGCTGAGGGGTGCGCTCATGCGGCGTCACCCTCCTCGCCGCTGCCTGCTCTGATATCAAATGCTGCGGTCTCGTCTGCATCGAGCTGCGCCATGGCTTCGACCTCTTTGTTGACCAGTTGGGAGGTGGAGCGGATCCATTCGTTGCGGGCATCGGCCATGATGCGCAGCACGATCAGCAGCACCTCTTGCGGCAGATCCGGGCAGGCCTTGCGCACCTGGCCTTCGAACTGGTCCATGCGATCGACGATGGCAGAGCTGGCCAGACCGAGCACGTCCGCCAGGATGCCAATGGGCGCGTACTCGCCACGGGCAACGGCGTTCTTCAGCTCCTGCGCCTCGCGCTGGGCCTTGGCCAGGCCGGCGCGTTCTTGGACCAGGTCGAGGCCCAGGGTCTCGCCGATCCGGCCCGCGGCCTGGTCGCGCAGGTGCTCGCAGTAGCCCACCAGCCAGGCGTGGACGTTTTCACCACGGGTCAGAACGCCCTCGCTCACGCGCTTGCTGATGCTGGCTTCGCTGACACCCACCATCTGCGCAAACTCTGCTTGCGAAACGATAGCATCCAAATAAGGCAGAACCTTCACTTAACCCCCTTAGGAAACTCACGAAACAGTCCGACAACGCGGCTCGAATTACCCGCTTCAGAGGCTCGGCGGAAGGACCCGCGACCCTCACTCTGCCTATTTTTTGTGCAGCGCAACATCAGACCTTGACCTCCAGGCCCAGGGCCATCCGTGCGGACTTGCCGGCGTAGTACGAGATGCTGGTGTCGCCACCCTCCATGCGGGCCACGATGCGGCGTGCCCAGTCCTTGCCGTCGTTGCGCTCCTTCAGGTTGACCTTCACAGGCGGCGCGGCCACGGGTGCGGGCAAGGCAGGCAGGCCTTGCTCCTGGGCATAGGTCTGGCGCGGCATGACGGCATCGCACATCTGCTCGAACTGCGGCAGGTTGGGCGGGAAGTCGGGGTGCTCTGCAGCCAGGCGGGCGGCCGCGGCCTCCACCACAACACCCGAGAAGCGCGACAGCTTGGCATCCCAGACCTTCATGGCCGAGATGGTCCCTTTGTCGTGCTTTCCAGCCATCTGGCCCGTGGCGAACTTGCTGGTGAACAGGCTGCCGTACGAGCCGTGCAACAGCATGAACAGCTTGCGGATCACGAGGCTGACTGCCTGCAGCGAGGCCTCTGCAGCCTCCTCGGCCGGGTCACGATAGGCCTGCGGATCTCGCATGGCGTGGTCTGCCAGGCTGGCAACGTTCCTCATTCCCAAACTCCGTCGAAGATGGCTGCGGCTGCACCGGCATGCTTATGGGTGTTGACTGGCTGGCGACTGCCGCTGCGGCGTCCAAGCTCAGGAGCCATGTCGGGCTTGAACAAGCCCTGCCAACCAGCAATGGCCGCGTTCTCCAGCGCTGCTGCGTGGTCCACGCCCTCGCGTCGCCAGGCATCGAGCTTGTCCACCGCCATCTGTTTTTGGGCATCGGTCGCCTTTTTGCGTTTGGCACAGGAATGCCAGGCATCCCAGTGAGCCCGGTTGATCCAGTCCGGCACGACAAAGGTCGGCGCGGTCACGCGCTTGTCTTTTGGTTCTTGACGGTTCAATTGATGGTTCATTGATGGTTTGGGTGCAGCTGCTGCGGGGGTGGGGTGCAGCTCCTGCGGGGGTACCCCCGCAGCTGGTGCGGGACTGGGTGCAGCTGGTGCGGGGCGCATTTCCTGCGGGGGTGCATATGCTGCGGGGGTCAGCTGGTACACAGTCGAGGTGCCGCTGCGCTCACTGGTGCGCAAAATCCCGGCAGATGCCAACCACTTGATCGCGCCCTGCACCGCCCGTTCGGACAGGCATGTGCGCACCGTGATGGTTTTGACAGACGGCCAGCAATAGCCATCGTCATTGGCCTGATCCGCCAGCGATATCAGAACTGCCTTTTGCGCAGCAGACATGCCCTGCATAGGCCAGCAGGCCGACATGATGATCGTGCTCATACTCTTCTCGCTATCAAGCCAAAGCCGTTTGGCGCGCCTTACAGCGCACCGGTTTGATGTCCCGCTGGCGTGGGGACAGGCTGCACATGCGCGCAACGCCCTCCTCCAGCCGTCCGGCAGCCAGCAAGGCATTGACGGTGCTGGCAACGCTGCACAGCTCCAGCCATTCGCCCGTCTGGGCGTTGTGGTAGTCGCGCAGCTCGCGCCGGCTCATGTCGCGCACGCCTTGCTGGTGGGCATGGCGCAGCGACTCGTACAAGCGCTCGTGCAAACGGCGGCGCGTTTCGTTGCCCAGAGCGGCAAATGCCTCGGCGCTGGTGTCGCGCCCGGTCACTACGGATTGGGGTTGCTGCATAGTCAAACCTCCTGATATCTGCACAGGCGGCTGCGCGCCTGCGCTCAAATTCGTTGCTGGGTTCATGGAAGTCATACGCCTGCGGCCTCGCGCAAGCGGTAGCGGATACGGCGCTCCAGGTAGGCCGTGGCGTCGGCACGCTTGGCCACCTTGTCCATGTCAAAGCGCGGCAGGTAGCCACGGCCCGGCCGCACAAACATCAGCACCGGGCGCACATCGGCACCGCCTGTGCCACTGGCCGCCCAGATGCCAGGGGCCAGGTGCGCCGTGCGCTCGTCCTGCTCACCCTTCTGGGTGATGCGAGGCCCGCCGCGCGTCTTGCCATAGGCCACGAAATAGCGGCGGCCCGCCTGCTTCTTGGTGCCGCGGTGCACGCGCAAATAGCCCTTGGCGCTCATATTGGCCTTGTAGCCCTGCTCGCCAAACGCCTGGAAGTAGCTGATCAGCTGCACCAGAAACGGCCCGCGCAAGTTGCCCTTACCGTCATCGCTGCCGGGGTAAGGGCCACCTCTGGCCTCATCGGGTATCGCCGTCTGATAACCGGCAGGCAGGATGCCCGCACGCTTGAGCGCCACCTCGCTGCGCTTGTCGCGCCGGCGGCCGCCCCAGGTCTGGGCATCCAGAATCTTTTGCGGATCAATCCCCTTGCCGCCCATATAGGTCGGCTCGATCGTCACGCTCAGCTTGGCGGCCGTGGCCATGCGCACAAACGGGCTGCGCAGGATGTAATCCGTAGGCCGGTCAAACACCGCGCGCATCTCGTCCTGCATGGCACGACGAATCTCGAAGCCCGTATCATTCAGCGCCTTGGCATAGGCCTTGGCGGCCTGTGCGCCCGTCAGCCCGTGGATCTGCCGCAGCAGCTCCGCCTGGTTCAGCACCCGCGCGCTCAGCTGGATATGCATATCAGCCCTCCTCCACCGGCGCCGGCACGCGCGCTGCCGCCGTGGCCAGCAGCTGGTTCAAGGCAGATATCAGCTCGTTGTAGCGGTACTGCAGCCGCTTGATCTCGTTGCGGCTCACCATGGCCTTGCCACCGCGAAAGGCGTCTGCCGCTGCGGACGTGAACTCGCCGACCTCCTGCTGCAGGGCCACAAACGCCTCCACCGGGTCGCCCGCGGCCTGGTCGGGCAGCGCGGGCACGCAGGTATAGCCCAGGGCCGCCCCCATCGCATGAAGAATTGCCGGGTTGCCCGACATCACCTGCAGCGCCACAGACTCGCGCAGCGTCAGGTGGTGCGTCGTGTTGTTCGGGTTCAGCTTGTTCTGCAGCGTATTGGCGCTCACGCCCATACGCTCGGCCAACACACGCACGCCGCCCGGGTGGTTGTGCGCAATCAGGTATGCCGCATCCGTCACATCGGCAGGCATCCGCATGTCGTTTTGGCGGCCTGCTTCGCCATTGTTTGCGTGGGGAGGGAAAGAGACACTGCTTCTCATGACCACACCTCACTTCTCAGGCGCATCACTGACGGCCGCTGCGCAGACAGCCAAGCAGACCCCCATCGTCCCCACACCCGAGTGGGCCCACGCCATGGAGCTGCTGCTGCAGCAAATCGTCTTCGTCCTCGACGTCGAAGGCCGCGACAGCTTCACCACCCGCAAAGTCGCCAGATGGAACAACCAGTGCATCCATGAAATGCTGCGCACCGGCAGCGTGCCCCTGCCCGTGATCGAAGAGCTGCAGCGCGTGGCCGTAAGGGTGCTGACGTGAGGCTTCAGGGTCGAAATGAAACCGCCCTTGTTCTTGGATACGATGGCTGTGCAAAAACAGCCAAGATATCTAAAGAGAGAGGGCATCAATGGACGTATCAGCACTGGTCAGCTCCATCACTGGAGCTGCTCAACTTACCCGGCTGCTTGTCGACGAACGCGATCGCCAGAAAACGGCGACCATCCAGGTCGACCTCACGAACAAAATCGCTGAGGCACAAATTCAGCTCATGCAGGTACTCGGCACCATCATCGAAAAAGATGGGCTTATCCAGACCCTTTCCGAGCGCGTGCGAAAGCTGGAGGCCGATCAAAACGAGCAAGCTCGTTACCAACTTCGTAAAGTGGGCGCTCTCGGGGATTTCTTTGCGTATGAGCTCCGCGTTGCCGCTGAACTGAGTGAGCGCAGCGATGAGCCCTCGCACTTCCTGTGTCAGCCGTGCCTCGATATCCGCAAGGACAAGAGCATCCTGCGGACCAGTGGCATTTACTGCTTCTGCGACACCTGCAAACGCAAGGTCCAGATCCTGCCCTTCGAGGACGCCACTCCCCTTCCGATCAGGCACAACTGGTAGTTCATCGTGCAGTGTCATCTGCCGCCCCCTTCGCCAGTTCAGGCAAATTGGATTCGCGCGGCAAACGCTTGGGCACAGGCTCCCGAAGTGCCTGCTTCACGCAGATTTCCGGCGGCGCGAAGTGATCCGGCCAAAAGCGATGCAGCGCACCAGCCTTCACCAGCACAGTCGACATGAACATGCTCAACGAGAAAATGATCCATAAAAGACGTTCACCAGAGTTCACAGACACCTACCTTCGTTTGTTGAGCGGCCAAGCCCCTGCCCCAGAAGAATGGGAAGCGGCAGCCGAATTGATAGAAGCGGGAATGGCCACAGGCCGCGTGCATCGCAGCAGCCAGACTGCTGCCAATGAAATCGACGCGCTAAGTGCATTTGCGCCCACGTTGAAGGGGCGCCTGTATGCCCAGCAATTGCTTGAAAGCAAGCGCACAAACAGCCTGATCGGCCGTCTACAGAAATGGGTGTGGGCACTGGCAGTTGCTGTAGGCGGCATCCTGGTGACCGCTTTTTCAGACCTGCTGAAAGAGGCCATGCAGCGATGGCTGGGCTGGTGATATCAGCCATGAGCAGCCTCCTGACCGGCCCGCGGCAGAGCAACTGACTTCGCAAACGGTGGCGGCAATCCCTCGACATTTCGACGAGTCCATGCCGCAAGAACCCGGTCTGCAACCTTGTCGCTGAGGACCTCAGGCCACTTGTCGACGGCCTGGTAAGACACACCCAAAGCGGCCGCCACTTCTCTGGTGGAGCCACCCAGCATTTCTATGGCCTCTGTTTTACGGATCGTCATGCCTCAAGTTTAACCTTAGTTAAAACATGAAAGCAACCATAGTTAGCATTGATTCCGCCATGATTTCAACCATGGTTGATTACAAAGAACGCCTAGAGAAGGCAATGAAGGCTGCTGGTGTAGACATCACAGAGCTTGCGAGGTCTGTTGGCGTCTCCTATCAGGCTGCGCGCAAAGTCCTTGAGGGCGAAAGCAAGGCTTTCACTGCCGAAAACAACGCCAAGGCCGCCGCACGCCTGAATGTGTCGTCGGACTGGCTTGCGACCGGTATGGGCGACATGGCTCGCAACGCCAGCAGCATTGTTTTTTCAGAAGAAAATGAAGATCTGGTGCGCATCCCCATACTGGCCAACAGCGGCAGCATGGGCAAAGGCAATGACACGCTCGATGCGGACTATGTGGTGGGCGACCTGGCCCTCTCCGCGCACTGGATCAACCAGCACATCAAGCCCGGCAATATCCGGGAGCTGAAGTTCATTCACGCCCAGGGCGAAAGCATGTCGCCCACCTTCAGCGATGGCGACGTGCTGCTGGTCGACGTCGGTTCGCGCGACCCTGCCAGCCATGAAGGCGTCTATGTGCTGGACGTGCACGGCCAGACCTATATCAAGCGCGTTCGCATGCGCATGAGCGGCACCTTGGAAGTCAGCTCCGACAATCCCAACATCAAGACCGTGGATGAACTGAATGGGGATCACCAGGTACGCGTGCTGGGCCGCGTTGTGTGGGCCTGGAACGGCCAGAAGTTGTAATCCACTGGCGAAGCGGCATAACTTCAAATTTCGAATATATACATCCTCAAGCAATAGCAAAAGGCAGTGGCTCAAAGTTTAAGTTGAGCCAACTTGGCCACTTACGGACAAGTTCACGGATAATCTGGTGAAGATATGCTCAAGCGAAGTACTCGAGCACAATCGCCGAAGACGGTACTCATCGCAAACGAACTCTTCCAGCTATTGCACAGCTATTCTCTGTTGAAGTTGCGTCGAGAACTCAAGCAGAGCAAGAGGCAGTCTTTTATTCCTAATCTTCATTCTCTCGAATATTGAGAAGTCGGTAATATATCTCTCCACCGCACTTTCATCAGCAAGAAAAAGATCGCTAACTCTATAGCTTTCCGGTTTTAGCTGGTTAGCAAGCAGAAATTCCTCTACGGCCGGGCTAACTCTGTCATTCGACAGATAGCTGAGTGCAAGAAGCCAATGTGATTCCGCAAGAACTTGCTTAGGGCGGAAGTTGTTTAGCTCAACTCTATCTATAGCTTTTCTAAGAATAGCAATAGCCCTATCTGCATCACCTATCTGAATATATATATGAGCCAATGCATTAAGACTATATCTCTGAAGAGATACAATTTTATCTTTCTCAATTTGCTCAACAATATCCTGAAACTCCTCAGGAAATCCAGACTCGGAAATGGAGTCAATTAGTGCCGTAACCAATGCTTCACGCAAATCTCTCGGATAATACTCTTTCTTCGACTTAATATATATTTCACTATACCGCTTTGCTGCATTGTAGGGAGAGTTTGCCCTCTGAACAAATAGCGCCGATAGCAACTCAGTATGAACCTCAGTTTGCTTTCTCACTCTGCTTTCGATGGCGGCGTCTACGATCTGAAAAGCTCCATAGGAAGCCCCAACGATAGCAACCAAGCTAGCTGCCACAGAAATGGCGTGCGCTTTTTCACTCCAAACCGACTTAAAGAATTCTGTAAGCTTCATCAAAATCATGGGCCGTGTTGGAGACCCTAGCATCATATAAGGTTTAGGTGGAGCCTTGCATGGCCAGTGATTGGCTGAGCAAAGGCCGCTAGCGATCAGCGCTTACTGAAGAGCATTGACTGAGGAGCAGTTACCCATTCCCATATAGTCATGCATGCATCTTCTCGTTTTCAGTACGTAGTACCCCAAGGACTACCTCTCGATCAATAGCTTTCGAGTTATAGAGTGCATAAATGAATGCGCCTGGTGTACCACCATCATCTGTTGCAGCACATTTAATTTCAATGTCACAGTCTTCCCCTGGGAAGAAAAAGGTAAAAAGTACTTGAAATTCATCTTGATGTACCGCTTCCATAGCTGACGAACCGAAGTTGCAGCCTTCTTCATGTGACTGCTCAGTGATATAGCCTCGGTTACGCATTATTTCAACAAATCGCTCAAAGCTCAGCTCTCCCTTTCTTACTCGGGTAACCAGATTCATCGAAGGAATAAGCATCATCATTGTCTTAGTTAATTAATTGGAACTAACATCCGATCGATAGAAGGGGGCTAGTTTGCATCTGGATGTTAGTGGAACGACCGCTCGCATTTCGACAAGTGCCTCAAAGTTGGTGCTAGCGTGTACCGCGTCGTTGGCTTTAGCGAAGACTGACCAAGAGCCACTCGATAGACAAACTTGCTGCCATAACTCGCACAAGAGCAGAGCCTAAATTGTAATAAGTGTAACGTAATCAACTCACCATCGCGCTGACCCGCGCCTTATACGTCGCAATGAAAACTACGCAGTGTTGAAACAGCCCTACTCATCTCAAGCCCGCAACAGCGGGCTTTTTTGCGCCCTCTTCTTGAATTGAAGAAAACTTCACAAAGAAATTTAACCATGGTTGACACAAATAATTTAACCATGGTTAAATTAATCCATCGCATCAACCACCACAGCACACCCGAGCCCCATCAACACAGGGCCAACGCCACCAACGCAAGCGCGCAGTTGGCATCAAGGGAGTGCAACAGAGGTAGCAGACGCGATGGGCACCACGGCATCGGCCGGGTCAGGCCCGGTCTTTCAAAAGTCGTATGCCCATGTCGTTCACTCCACCAGTGCGGAGCGTCCCCGGGCTTCATCGCACCAGCGGGCACGGCCGCTGCTCTGCGCGGCATCCCTGCCGTATCCAGCCGCCAAAGGGCGTACACGGTCAAAAGGGTGAGGCGAATGCGGCCAAGAGCAAGAACGGCAACGCCGGTTGGAATCCCGGCACCGCCCGCCCCGTGCGCATCGGGGCCAAACCAGAGCGCCTTGCACCAGGGCGTTGCGGTTTGAACGCTTTTCGCCGAGCCAGAGGCATCTCCTCCCTCCACTTCACTTCCTCTGGCACGCCTGCAAGGGCATCGGCTCTTTCTTCCCTGTGAGCAGAGTCTAGAAACCTGTAAACAGATCGTCCGTCGTGTCATCCCAAACCGACAAAGCCACATCGGTACGCCCCTGCCTAGGGTCGAACTTCAACTCTGCAATTTTCACGCTCACAGGTTTGCCGTGCATTTCCGCAAACACTTTCTCCAAGGCGATCTCAATCGCTTCGGCTGACACATTTTTCAAAGGTACTGGCATGAACGACTCCATTTTTCTTGCATTGAACTGGGCAGCCGAGATCTACGGCCGTGCCCCATTGTCAATGCCAGCCGCAACTTGGCTCTATATGACCTCCGGCATCAAAGACCAGAAGGCCTTCATCCTGCAATTACAGGAGCTGCTCAAGACCAGCCCAACCTTTCCGCTGCCTGTGGACTTTCGCAAGGCAGAAGCCAAGGAGCGCCCGGACAACACCGCAACTGCCAGCCTCTAGATAGCGCGCCTTGTCACCACCAAGCCCGCCAGCACCTGCTGAGCGGGCTTTACTTCAGGAGCATGCACTTTGAAAGCAGTACGCATCGAGCCAAACGGCGATGGCACTTATACCGCCTGGATTTTCAGCAGCCGGCACCAGGGCACCTATGACGAATGCAAGGCATGGATCAGGGCACACGGAGAAAGCATATGAACAGCCAACCTCAAACGAGCCTCAAGCCGCTACTCTGGAACGCAACCCATTGGAGCGTGATTACCGGCATTGCATATGCAACCTACGCCCAGCCATCGTATGGCGCACGACTACTTGATGTTGCCGCCATCTGGACAGGAATCATCAACACTCTGCTGCTGATCTATCTTGCATTTCTAGTAGGCAACAAAGAAGTCAATCGTCTCTGGAGGCAACAACAACAAGAGCGCAAGACTTGGAAGAGAGTTCACAGCACGCTGCTTGCAATCGCAGAGCTATTCGTCTTCGCCTGGGCTGGCTGGCTATGGAGCTTCGGCATTCGGCTGGTACGGCTTTTCATCTTGCAAATGGTGGCCGTCAGGTCAGAGCAAAGCCAAGACAAACCACCCCAAGCCCGCCGCTGAGCGGGCTTTTCTTTTGCCCTCAACCGGAGAACCCATGCAAGCAGCTCGCCCCACCTTGCCCAGCGTGCCGATCACCAGCGCGGCATTTCAGTACAGCAACTCGGCCAGCTCCAACATTGCCGACACCTTTGCCAAGGCCCGTGCACGCATCGCAGCCGAGCAGGCAGCTGCGGCCAGCAAGCCACGGCGCCGCAGCCAGCATGGCCCGGCCCTGATGACCATCAACCGCGTGCGCGCCGGCACCGCCAGCCACCTGAATCTGCAGCTTTTCGAGGAGCAGTCACCATGCGCATCTTTGTTCTGAAATGCGGCTGCGTCTCCATCCACCACATTGCCCGTAGCGCCGCCGAAGCGTTTGACCACGGCTTTGCCGAGCTGGGCCACCTGGGCTTGGGGATCTCCTGCCGATGCATCCGATAGACACCGTGCTGCACGAGCTGCAGCACCGCGACCGCCAGTGCAGCCGCCTGCTACGCGCTATGGAAAGCAAAGCAGCTACCGCCAGCCCAGCATATCTATCGGTAGCAAACTACTTTCAAATGCAGCTAGAGCAAGCGCAATGTGCTCACAAATTCAGAAATCATTACCCAAACAAAAGCCCGCAAGGTTCCACACCCGGCGGGCTTCTTTGACCACCAAGGAGTCTTGATGACCGACACCTCAGACCGCAACGAACTGGTGCGATTGGCGGGCGAGCAGGCCCTGCTCTCCCGAGACCTGCGCAACCTGAACTCAGATCAGCAGCGCGACCTGCTGGCCTTGCGCAAACTGCCCACCGATATGGTGCTGAGTGCCGACTGGTACACCTTAGGCACAGCCCCGCTGGACAAACAGCAAATGACCGTAGAGCACCAACGACTGACAGAACTGGCCAAACTGACGGGGATCAGTTGAAACAGCCTTCCATTAGGGCCATTCTTTTTTGCCACAGAGAATGCTGCAAATATATTAACCTGACTCCCCTCAACTAAACATCAGAGATACTTAACTTCTCCAGATATTGAATATAATAATCCAGCTCCGAAAAACTTCTCCTAAATTTTAGAATTTCTTCATTCATAAATTTTAGCTCAACCAAATATCTACCAATATCAAATCCCCCATCAACAAGGAAGTGCTTTTGATCTTTATTTATTAATTTTTTCAGCAAGCCATCATTATTAAATATAAGATTTAAGTCTATTTTATTTTTTATCTCTTCAATGATTTTTCCGTAAGACAAAATATCATTTTTCCTATTATCCAAATTCCTATTTGAAATGTTATCATTCAAATTCACCAGGATATTTATTAATCCAACCACATCACGGACAACCTCAATACTTTCAAAAATTGTCTGCCCTAAAAAATCAAGAACCCTAATCTTCTTATACGTTAGATAGTCGTGCAGATTTTCCCGATCACCGAATGCCGAAATATCATAACAATGAATTACTTTTAGTACATATGGATCATTAAATCTTGCAAAAACCAAATGCTCAAAAAAATGATAACGCTCAATCAATTCTCTATATTTTGCGAATCTCGGAATAATACAATTAATAAATATTAATGCATACAGACTCTCCGAGAGCATCGCTCTCGCTATATTTGCGTATTTTTTTGCCTCGGTAGCATTTATTATTTTTTTATCTTCATTATTTTTTATAAATTTCAGCAATTGATAGTTAATCAAGAAAAAACTGCGCAATTCATCTGGACAAGCAAATCCATCCCATAGGGTGGATTTTTTATTAAACTCATCAAACTCATCATTTATTAATTTAATATTACTTTTTAATTTATCTGCCAGATTATTATGCAACTTAAGCAGCTCATAGAAATTACTGTCGAATTTTTGCGCCGTCGAATTCTCTACCTGAGCCTGAAGTGCTTCAGTCGATTCAGACATCTCCTTTCTCGTCAACTCTAACTCTTGAAGCGTTGCTTTCATCTGTATATTCTGAATAAGAATAGTCACCAGCAAACCGCAGAAGGTTAAAAATGTAAGTACTGGCGTCAATATCCCATTAAACAAATCGCCTAGCGGCCCCGTATGCTTATTTTCTTCATCACCTGTAGCGTACGGCAGACCAGAAGATAGAAATATAGAAGCCAGAAGTAAAAATAGAATTACGGCAAATATATACGAAGCAGTTTTGGCCATCCCAAACTTCATCCGCCTCCCACGCGAATCTGTATTTGGAAGAACAAAATCAAAAACGGAAAGAAAACTTTTCGTCAATCTTCTGCGAAATCCAAACACATCAAAGTGAACGCAGAATGCACATCCCAGCAAAAAAGCTAGGCCTGACCAAAAAATAAACGGCATAAAAGCTATCTCCTCCATGGCAGGCGAGCATACACAAGAAGTATCCGAATGTTGCAAAGCAGCACTCTGGCAGTCGCGTAACGCAACTGCTTCCGCTACACTCACCAACGTCACGCCAGTAAAGCGTGACCGGGTTGGGAAGCCCGAAGCAAACCTGCGGTGACAACAAAGCCGCACCTGAACCGCAGTCGTGCGGCTTTGTCGTCTGTGGCCCCAGTTTTATGGTGGCTCGGAGGAGGAGCCGCGAGGCTCGCCGGTTTGCCGCAGGGTTGCCCGGTACTTCCCACTCCTTCGAGTCACCGCCAATTGTTGGGAAGCGAGCGGCGGTGGTTGTAGCAAACATGCAACCTTCGGAGGCCGCTATGGCTGACACCCTCAATGCACGCGCTGCTGCGCTGTCTTTTCATTCCACCACCTTCGGTATCGTTGACCACCAAGGGCAGCCTTGGCTCAAGGCCAACGAAATTGCCCAAGCTCTTGGGTACGCCGATGAGAGCGCGATCAACCGCATCTACGCACGGCGCTCTGACGAATTCACCGACACGATGACCTGCTCGGTCAAATTGACCGACCAGATACAGACCCGCGAAGTCCGCATCTTCAGCCTGCGCGGCGCGCACCTTCTGGCCATGTTTGCCCGCACGGCCGTGGCCAAGGAGTTTCGGGCGTGGGTGCTGGACTTGCTTGAACAGCAGACCGACGACAACGCCCCGCAACGCGACGTTCACCTTGTCGAGCATGCCCACCAACTGGCCCATGCGGCCACGCTGCAGGTCTATCAGGCGGTGTTTGATGCCGTGATGCTGGAGGGCGAAGCGCCCCACTCCACGCGCATGCTGCTGTCTTTTACCCGCGGCGCGGGCGGTGCGATGAACCCCTATGTGCAGCCCATCGAGGCCGGCGCCATGGTGATGACGCTGGCCCAGCTGACCCAGGCCGTGCGCACCGACCTGATTGTGAGCGACACCACGCTGGCCCGACTGGCAGCAGCCTGCACCCAACGCATGGCCACGCGCGCCGAGCTGCAGGCGCTAAAGCAGGCCCAGCCCGACCAAACCGCTCAACCCGGCCACCAAGGCCGTCTGCAGCTGCAGTAAATTTATCAATTTCATAGCTACCAGCGCTTGATAAATAAGGGCTAGAGCCTGATTTCACTCAAACCCCAGCCCGCCCGGCCCACGCCGCGCGGGCTTTTTTCATTGCCGAGAAAGGAGGCATGCATGCGCCATACCGGAACGCTTTTCCTCAGCCGCACCCCGCCGCAGGCCAGCACGGCGCTGTGCGGCGCTTTTCAGCTGCAGTTGCTGCTGCTGGACCGCCTGGGCCCGCACCACACAGAGCCATGGCGCGCCACCTGGACCGGCGTGGCTGCGCAGCGCTTTTGGCAAACACACCATGCCGCGCTGCTGCCCGGCACCGCCCTGGTGGTGGAGCTGGAGCGCGCCCGCATCCACACGCTGGCCTGCCGCCCGCCACGCAGCGAGGTGCATGCCCGCGTCATTCACTGCGCACTGGTGTCGGCGCGCAGCCAAGAGCCTGCCAGCGCTTCAACACGGCATGCGCCCCAGTGCCGCGCGATGCCATCGGTGCAAGCGAACTAGCAACCCCGAGCCCCGCCAAATGAGCGGGGTTCTTTTTTGGAGAAATCGAAAATGAAGCTTTTGGACCGCAGAGCTCTTTGCTCTAAAGTACCCTACTCTGATCGCTATATTCTCAAGCTGGAGTCCATTGGCCAGTTCCCGAAACGGATTGTCTTGTCGCCGCGTAGAGTGGCATGGGATGAGGCCGAGATCGATGCTTGGATCGAAGAGCGGCGCCAAGCCAATATAAAGGCGTCAGCGCCTCTCGAGGCAATAGACAAACCAGTTCAATAATATTCATGGTATCTGGGATGGTATCTGGTGCAGGCGCAGCGCCACATACCGCACCGGATAAGGATTTCAGAGCCTTATGAATATTTGAGTGGGAATAAAGCGCTGTCGTGAACTGACAGGCAAGCTTTAACGGCCCCTCATCAAAGCCCGCAATCTGCGGGCTTTTTTATTCCGGGCTAGCACTATCTGAAACCTGCCGTTCTTACCACTCAGCCCCTCGGAGATCGAGAGCTGGATGGAGGACGGCCGCAAATGGATGAAGAACTTTCCAGACACCTACCCGCAACATCTGCGCGAGCAGCACGAACTTAGTCACGGAAATCTGCAGCAGGCCCATGGCAAGGCGATTCGCGCCACGAAGGCCACAGCGCAGTGCAGTCCTTTGGTGCGCCATGCCGAAGGAAATAAGACCGGCGCATGGCAGCACCCATGA